TACAAAACTCGATCCACCCGTAGGGTCGATCATTAAAATAATGTCACGTCCATTGATTTCGTTGTTAGGCATAATAAATAATTTGTACCAAAATTAAACTTGCTACAATTTATTTTTTTAACCCCTATTTTAGTATATTTGGTAAACTAAAAAACATGAAAGATTTATTAAGTGCAATTAAAGAAAGAGCAGGGGATAAGTATGAAGTAACGGAAATCTCTAAGGATGTAAATGTTACAATGGAAGATAATAGGGAAACTTATGTCGACTTACATTATGCAGAAATGATACTTAACGCCGATATTCCTTGTTATAGATTAAAAATTGGCGACAATTTAGATAGTTTTGTATTGGGGAAACACAACGATGACATGGTTATTTTAGTAAGTATTGGGGACGCCGTTTTTGTTACTAACCACATTTTAGAAGCAATTGATTTCTATAATTTATTTTTCAAAAGTAATCGTGCTTTTTATGATTTGAGTTGTTTATTTATTCAAGAATACCTCTCCTTTGAAGAGGCATACAAAGTGGCATTGAGCATGCAAGAAATTCATTCTAATTGTTACGAAAACTAAAAAACATGGCAAGTGAACCAATAACTGATAATATTTTAATAGAATATTATAAACCTAATTTAATTAAAAGCATAAATAAATTATGCGGTAACCCTACAGGCCAACTATATGGCATTGAAGGAGTATCTAAAGACTGGGGGGATATTGTTACAGTATCATTAAGAGGTGATTCTAATTTTATAAAAAAAATAATTAGCGGGCTTGAAAAATATATTGCTGGCAAAATTTTATGTTGTAGAATAGGCATTAATTACGTGTATGAAATTACCCTATATAATGATTTTTCAATAAATGAATTTGATGGCAGCGCCGAGATTGTTCTTTCCATCACATCATCTGATTTCATTTTTTATAAAGAGTATTTAAAAAGCAAAGAATGGCTTAATTTGAGAAATAGTATTCTTAATCAAAGAGGCTATAAATGTGAAAGGTGTGCATCAAAAAAAAATCTACACTTGCACCACCTTACTTATGAAAGGGTAGGATTTGAGAATGAAGACGACTTGGTTATTCTTTGTCAACAGTGCCATAAGTTTGTACATACCGCTTAAATCTGATTAACCTTGTGGGAGTATCTAATTAAAGTCCTGAAGATATTATCACTTGCATTTATGCCCGCTAAATTACTAACCGATTCAACATTAGTTGTTACTACCTGAAAGGCACTAGCGCAAACGGGGTTTTCATCGCTGTTTATTAATTGCAGTATTTGGTTAGCTGCGTCTTCGCTTTCCTTAAACCCATAATTTGCCCCTTTAATACAAACGTCTATTAAGATATTACATTCTAAATTAAACCTGCCCTTTGCCTTTGTTTGTGATGCGTTACGCTCACCTATTAAAATATATGACCCCATTACATCGGGTGGCACTTGACCGTCATAAACAGGTAGATAAAGCCCTTCAATTAATATCGTGTTGTAAAGGATATTAAAGTAGGCTGGTATGAGGTAATAAAAAATTAGTTTCATTTGAACCTTGCTTTTATTTTTTCAATTAACTTAATCTTGTTTCTAAATATTGGTGCGAAAAAAAAGGGTTGGGCATTCATGTTTATTTGTCTAATGCCTTTGCCCTTGTGTATTGCCGCTTCTTTTTCTAATCCCGCTGGGATGTTCACCAATCCACCAGTTCCAAATTCTTGGTAAGCGGCGTAATTAGTAGCTGCAATTAACTCGTAATTCAATGCCCCTATTTTAGCAAATTGTGTTCTGCTTCTTAATGTTCCGAAGTCCACGGGTGCTAATTGTTTCTGCTCCGCGTTTGTTTCCATAACCATCGCTTGCATGTCTTTATCTATTCCATCACTCATTTCTTTAGTTAAGTTTTTCATCTTAGCCTCAAGCCCTTTAATGCCGTCTAATCTTAAACTTATCATAGCTTTTTACTATATGCCAATATTTCTAAATACTGATAGGCGTTATTAATGTCATGTACGGCGTGGATCGTGTAAGTCCTACTATTGAATGTTATTTGCCAATTGGCGTTAACAGGAATTTCACTAGTCCGGATAGTGAATTTAAACGCATCAAAAAAAGTTACTTGAGCCTCCGATAAAGTCCGTGAATTATTTGCCGGCATAGCCTTTACCCATACCTCGGCGTATTCCGAATAACTAACTGCACTTCCACCCCTACCATTTGATGTGGATGTTGGTTGAAGTAATTTGCAGCGGTCTTTTAAATCTCCCGCTACTATTAGATTATTTTTTTTATGGAGTATCATTAGAAACTTCTTTTAAACTTTTGACAAATTGAAACAACGCCACTAGCCCAACCCTGCATTTGTTCGTCACCTCTATTCTCCCAATAGTAGCAAACCTGCATCAAGATCGCTTGTTTTAATAATTCTGGGCATTCAGCAAACCCCGCCGTATAACTAGCTTTAGTATACCCAACTGCGTGTTTGATTGATGGGTAACCCAACCCGATTAAAGTAATTGATTGTGCAACGTCTTGGCTATCTACGAATGTCGGCACGCTTGTTACTGGTCCCATTGGTAGTTCCATCATTCCCTGCGGTGCTTGTAATACCGCAACAATATTTCTAGGTATCAAACTAAGCCCGCAATACTGCTCAACTTTATCCCTTGCGGCCATAATCCAAATACTAAATAAAGCATCCTGTGAAACGCTTGTATTTTCAGCCCTACAGAACGCCTTAGCCTGAGCCAAAGTTATTGGGCCGTTTACATATCCCACTTCAACGTTAGTGATGTCTATAATTTGATTATACATATATTTTCTTTTTTAACCACCTATTTAATTGTTCTAATTTACTCATGTGATGCATTTCTTTGGCTCTATCTTTCGCCTTTTTGGAAGCCGCTTGATATTCTTTTTTTCCGTCTAATTTATTTATTTCTTTCATCCAATCTTCAATATTATCTCTTTGTACAAAAATACCATCTTTCCCGATGTTCTCTTTTAACCCAACGGTGGGTGAAGCAATCACAGGAATGCCCGAACACATCGCCTCGCTTGCTGTCCGCCCCCAACTTTCGTAACTAGATGGCATAAGTAGTATTCTTGTTCGTTTATATGCCTCTCTTATGTCCTGTTGGTTTTCCATTACAGTTACGTTAGGCAAGTAGCCCAACCCGCTTAAAAGGGGTTTATTATCAATATTTAAAATAGTGGGTTTTTCGTCTGTGGAAATAAACTGAGTGCCATAACTCCCAATGACTTGTAAGAACTTTCTTTCGGGCATTCTTTTGGCAATTTCGTGAAATATCTTACCGCCTTTATTTTCGTTGCAATTTATTAAAGTAATGCAATCGCCAGGGGTTACTTCGTAATCTTCAATATTCACACATGGAGGTAAAATAAAAGTATCGTTATTCGGGAACTGCTTAGAGCCGTGAAAAGAGTTTGCTATTATATTAACGTGACTATGTTCTTCGATTGATGGGTAAGCAAAGGTATTATGTTGCAGGAAAAATAAAGGCGTTGACCCGCTTAGTAAAATAGCTTCCCTAGTTGTGTCTAAGCTGCAAAATACAGCGTCATAAGTTCTAAACGCCGAACCCATGCGAGGTATTACTTTAATCCCTTCGTATTCATATTCCTTATCCAATCTTGGTAGCATTATTGTTACCTTATGCTCTTTGTTCAAGTAAGTAGCTATTGACCTTGCAACCATTGTATCGCCCGCCGTGTAGGGTAGGTAATTGGGAAGGTAAAAGAGGATGTTCATTCAACCAAATATACAAAAAAAGAGCCGCATAAATTAATATGCAGCTCTAGTTTTTTAATATAACTTACTATAAAGTTGAGAAAGATGCTGAAGCAGCTAACATCAAATTAATTTCGGTTTGACATTCGATACGAGCGGTCACCTGATTTTTAACAAAGTTATCGTTATTCTCATAACTCAACTCAATCGCCAATCCTTTAACTTGTACTCTCTCGATGTAGTCTTGGTCAATTACCAAAGCCTTACCAGCTGTTGCCCAACTTGCAGCAACCACAGGAACGCCGTTGATACTGATACCATTTTGACCACCTAAAGCAACACCACCTGCACTAGCATAATATCCGTTAGTGTAAGTGCTTTTAATTAAAGCTGCCATGTCGGTGTAAGATACGATTACAAAAGAAGCGTTGAAATCTAATTGCATTTGATCAGCAACGAAATCAATTATCTTTTTAACCTTATCAGTTTCAGCCGAAGTGTCAACTGTTGCAGCTTGTGATACTGTTGCATAAAACAAAGCATTCTCTTTCTTGTAATAATCCCTCATCAAAAGGCGAGGTAAAGTATTAGTTAAGAAAGGTAATGAAGTTGCCATTTGCTTGGTGAAAGTGGTTGTACCTGCGATATACTGTTGAACGATTTTAACCTCGCTTAATGCGTAAGTATTTTCGCCTTTAGTAGATCCTTCGCTTTGCTTTGCAATGTTGTTGGGTGTTGCTGTTTCCTTGTAGAAAACATACAAACCAGTTTCGGTATTTAAAGTTGGTACCAAATCTCTAAAGTTTACTTTCTGAGAAGGTAAGATCGCTTGACGTGGTCCGTAA